ATGCACAAGGAATGGTAGATGTAAGTAATCCAGCTAATGCAGAAAAAATGGCATTGTTATTAAAACGAGATCATCCTGAAATTTATAATCAAATTTTTAAATTGACAGAAGATATTAATCAAAAACAAACATTAGAAGATTTTGATATCATTGGTAGAGAACCTAATGCAAAAGGCGGAATTGCCGGATTGTTATAATGAGCGAAATTGAAAAGTATAAAAAATATTTAAACTTTAAAGCAAACCCCCGTTACTTGCGACGCGATTTTATTGTCCCGTTATACACAGGAACTGAACCGGACATTGTACCAGAGGCGAGCATCGAGCAGCAAGGAGCTGTGCAAGAATTTAATGATGGAGGGAGCGTCGAGAGACAGGGGTTTAAATTTGGAACTAGACAAGAATTAATAGATAAAATGTCAAAAGCAGGTTTTGATAAATATCCTAGTTATTTACAAGAACCACATAAACTTGCAAAAGCATATAATATAAAAACAAAAATTTCACCAGGTTATAAAACACGTTATTCATATGATATACCTAGTGATAAAAAATTATCTTCTATTTTAGAAACCTTAGAATCTAATCGAACTAGCCCAAGGTCTGGTTCTTTTAAAAAATCACAAGAGATTTTAAATAATCCTAAATTAAAAAAAGAATTTATTAAATTTGGTTCTCAACAAGGAGTTACAGGGAAACAAATAAGAGAAAAATATAAAATAAGCACTGCGGAATTTTTTCAAGGAGGGCTTAGAGATTTATTTGATAAAAATTTTCAAACTGATTATAGAGCATCTGTATTACCACAAACTATAGAAAGAATGAAAAAAATATTAAATAATAAAAAGTTTAATAAACTTTTAAATGAAGGAATTTTACCTGCCCACGAAGATTTAAAAAAGACATTTAATTTTACACCCAACGAAGCATCAACTGCTGTACTTAGAATAGGGCAATCTTTTACAGGTCAAAAATTTGAAAATATTGAAAATTTAAATATATCTAAAAATAAAAAAGCTGGAAAATTATTATTAGATAAAATATCTAAAGCTCCTTTTAACAATCCATATTCAAGCGCAGCTAGAACGGCTGTTCTTGATAAAATTGATTCTCAAATGGGTAATAAAGTAGGATCATTTGATAGTTTTAGAAAAACTATTATTAATAATATCAAAGATAACGGACTTAATGAAAAAATTTTAAAAAATCTTGATTTAAATGAAATAGCAGGAGTATCTGCAGCAGGAAAGAATAAAATGGCTCCTTATGCTTATTTTGTAAATTTAGTAGATTCAAAAGTAAATCAGAGAGAATTGGCATCTTTTAATAATCTTTATGGAAGAAAAACTAATGAATTAATTGATTCAGTATCTCAATTTAAAAAAACAGGAGATGATACAAAAGTAAAAGAAGTATTAAATTCTTTTGAAGAAAGTAAAAATAATTTTTTAAATAATGTACGTCCAAAAGTTAGAAAAGAAATAGAAAGAGTTGGATTACCTGGATTAAGTATAAATTCTCCTGAAATAGAATTTGGAAAAAGAAGAATTAATCAATTATCTAAGTTAGGATTAAATTTACCTGAATCATTTGAAAAAACTGGTGTTACTATGACAGTACCTAAAGGATCTGTTACTTTACAAGATTTAAAAACTAATCCAGAGGCATTAAAAAAATTCATAGGCTCAATAGGATGTCCCACGTATGCAGTTGGTGGTAGAGTTAATTTTTCAGAAGGTTCTGATTGTTATAATAAAGGTCTTAAAAAATTAGAAGAAGGTAATTTATCAAAAGCAGAATTAAATGTTGCAAGAAGGGCCATTACAACAGCGGGAGAAGAAGGATCTTTTTTAAAAAATATTTTAGATAAAGCAGGAAGCGGTATTAAATTTACAGGAGTAACCTTTGATGATTTAATGGCATTTGGTAGAACTCCTGGAGGTAGACTTTTAGGATATGGTGTTGGGGTTGGTCTACCTGCATATTTTGCGGGTGAAGAATTGTTGAAAGGAAATATAAAACAAGCAGGAAGAGAATTAGGATATATTCCAACATTAGGATTTGGATTACCTGAATCTTTAGTGGGGAGTGTTAAGACTGATTTAATTAGTCATGCAAAAGAAAAAGGTTTTAATGTAGGGTCTATTGAAAAAATTTTAAATAAAAATGAAATTAGTAAAAAAATAAATGCCGCCGAAGAACTTTTGGGTTATGGAAAAGAAGCTAATTTAAAAAATCCAGAAAAATTTAATAAACCTATACAAGATAAAATAAAATCACTTTATGAAGAATACGATAATATAACATTAAATAGTGCAGATCAAGAAAGTTTTAATAAAACACTTGAATCTTTTTATACACAAAATAGAGAAAGAATTCCTGAACTTATTCAAAGTAAAAATAAAATTTCAGAAAATGTTCAAAAAGATATAGGTTTATTTAAACGTTCTGAATTAGATCCTGCTTTTGCTCAAGAGGAAAAAATAAATATTCCATTAGAAAAAATAGAAGAACCTGTTGAAACAGTTCCAGAAGAATTACCAAGTGAATATAAAGTTTCAGCAGCAGAAGGTGGTTATATAGATTACATGAGAGATTATAATAGATACGCGCGCGAAGGAAGAATTCATTTAAGCGAAGGTGGAGGTGGTCCTAAATTGTCTAGAAGAGGATTTTTAGGATTTTTAGCTGGAGCTGCTGCATCTCCATTTGTTATTAAAGCAATGAAAGGTAAAAAACTTTTATCGGGTGCAAAAGTTGCAACTAAAGTTTTACCTAAGGTTTCAGGTATGCCAGATTGGTTTAATCCACTTGTTACTAGAATAATGAATGAAGGAGTTGATATATCCCCTAAAGCTGAAAGAGTTGAAGACATGGTAAAAGTTAAAAAATTAGAATTTCCTATGCCAGAAGAGGGCACTACAAAATTTAGAAAATCAGGAAGCGGATTTGAAAAAAAAAATATAGAAACAATTACAATGACAGAGTATCCAGACGGAAGAATTGAAATAGAAGCAGATGTTTTTGGAGGTTCTTTTGATGCACCTTTTAGTTTAAATTATAGACCACCTAAAACAGATATTAATGTAGAAACAGGAGAACCAGTAAAATATCCAGGTGATTTTTCTGTAGTAGAACAAAGACCAAAACCAGATTACAGTGATCCAGGTAATTTTGAAATTGATTATGAAGTTATGTCAGTTGATGATACAATAAGTGATCTTGAAAAACTTGAAAAAATTGGAACAGGAAAAAGAATACATCCAAAAAGAGTTGAACAAAGAACTGGAGCAAGAAAATTTGTAGAAGATAATCCTTCAGAGGATATTGTAAATAGATATGGTGATTCAGAAATTGAATATGACCGAATGAAAGATGAAGGGTTATTTAATGAAACAGAGTAAAAAACTAACCACAACAATACCACCCTTACGAGGTCCTAATCCACAAGGCTTGAATATTAACTATAATACTGTTAGAACAGTGAAATCGGAGAAAACAATAAATGGCAGAAATAGAAAAACCTATTCCAACAATAAGTAAACCTTTAACTCCTGAACAGGAGACAGAACTTGTTATAAGTGAAACTGAAGAGATGCCAACATCTCCAACAGAAGTAACTGAAAATGAAGATGGTAGTGTGGATATTAATTTTGATCCTAAAAAAGATCTATCTGGAGAAACAGAATTTAATGCAAACCTTGCCGAAGTAGTTGATGAACAAGTTCTTAATATGCTTGGTTCAGAACTCTATCAAGACACACAATCTTATAAAGATTCAAGAGCTGATTGGGAAAAAGCTTATACTCAAGGATTAGATTTATTAGGATTTAAATACGAATCAAGAACAGAACCATTTCAAGGTGCATCTAGCGCAACACATCCTGTATTAGCAGAAGCGGTTACACAATTTCAAGCACAAGCTTATAAAGAATTATTACCAGCAGAAGGACCGGTTAGAACTCAAGTTGTTGGAGTAGATACTCCAGAAATTCAAGATCAAGCAGATAGAGTTGCTGAGTTTATGAATTATCAAGTTATGGATATTATGAAAGAATATGAACCAGAATTTGATCAGATGTTATTTTACCTACCTTTATCCGGTTCTACATTTAAAAAAATTTATTATGATGAATTATTAGGTAGAGCTGTTTCTAAATTTATTCAAGCTCAAGATATTATTGTTCCATACACTGCATCTTCTTTTGAAGACGCAGAAGCAATTATTCATGTTATTAGAATTTCAGGAAACGAATTAAAAAAACAACAAGTAGCCGGTTTTTATAGAGACATAGAATTAATTGCATCTGATGAATTAACCCAAGAAGATAATGTTAGATCTAAAGAGAGACAATTAGAAGGTGTAACCATGAGTGGTCAAACCGAAGATGTTTTTACACTTTTAGAATGTCACATTAATTTAGATTTAGAAGGTTTTGAAGATAAAGATTCAAATGGTGAGCCCACAGGAATTAAATTACCATATATTGTAACTATTGAAGAAAGTTCTAGAGAAGTTTTATCTATTAGACGTAATTATTCTGAGACTGATCCTAAAAAACAAAAGATACAATATTTTGTACACTTTAAATTTTTACCGGGATTTGGTTTCTATGGTAATGGTTTAATTCAAATGATTGGTGGATTATCACGTACTGCTACACAAGCATTAAGACAATTATTAGATGCAGGAACATTATCTAATTTACCAGCAGGATTTAAACAAAGAGGAATTAGAATTAGAGATGATGCACAATCTATTCAACCGGGTGAATGGAGAGATGTAGATGCACCTGGAGGAAATTTAAAGGATGCATTTATGACTTTACCATACAAGGAACCTTCACAAACTTTATTAGCACTAATGGGGGTCGTGGTTCAAGCAGGTCAGCGCTTTGCTTCGATAGCGGACATGCAAGTAGGGGATGGGAATCAGCAAGCAGCAGTGGGCACGACCGTGGCTTTGCTGGAAAGGGGCTCGCGCGTGATGTCAGCAATTCACAAAAGAATATATGCTTCTATGAAGGAAGAATTTAAATTACTTGCAAATGTATTTAAATTATATTTACCACCAGAATATCCATATGATGTTGTAGGTGGTCAAAGAACAATTAAACAAGCAGATTTTGATGATAAAGTAGATATCATTCCAGTTGCAGATCCAAATATATTTTCACAAACACAAAGAATTTCTATTGCACAAACAGAATTGCAACTTGCAATGTCAAATCCTGGAATTCATAACATGTATGAAGTTTACAGAACAATGTATTCAGCATTAGGTATAAAAGATATTGATAGAATTTTAATGAAACCAGATCAACCCACACCAAAGGACCCTGCGCTAGAGCATGTAGATGCTCTTGCAGGGAAACCATTCCAAGCATTTCCAGGACAAGATCATAGAGCACATATAACTTCACATTTAAGTTTTATGGCAACTAATCTTGCAAAAAATGCTCCTGTAGTTATGGCTGCATTAGAGAAAAATGTTTTTGAACACATTTCTTTGATGGGTCAAGAACAAGTTGAACTTGAATTTAGAAATGAAATTGCTCAAGTAGCTCAAATGAGTCAAAATCCACAGATGATGCAGAACCCACAAACACAAGCTCAAGTACAAAACATACAACAAAAGATTGAATCTAGAAAAGCTCAAATTATTTCTGAAGCAATGGAAGAATTTATGTCTGAAGAAAACAAAATTATGTCAGTTATTGATAATGATCCAATTGCAATGTTAAGATCACGTGAGTTAGACCTTAGAGCACAAGAAAATGCAGCTAAAGAACAGGAAAGCAAGGAAAGAATCAATTTAGATAAGATGAAAACTATGATGAATCAGTCAACAGATAATAGGAAATTACAACAAAATGAAGAATTAGCTAAATTAAGAGCAAATACTTCACTAGAAAAAACTGTTTTGGCTGCTAAACTTAAAAATAGATTTCCAAATCAATAAAAAAGGAGTATAAATAGGTATGAAAAAACAAAATGAAAAATTAGCAAACGCAAAAAGAACTTTTACTAAAGATTCTAAAGCTAAAGTGGATGTTAATCACTCAAAATACACTAACAAAGAAGGATATCTTGTTGGCGGAGTAGAAATTGAGATGTCAAACCCTCAAGAAACTCAAATTCAAGAAGTTCAAGGTCAAGGAAGTATACTTTCAGATAAAAAAAGATCAGCTAAGTGGTATTAAGCTATGATTCAAATGTTAGGAGCTGTAGCACCTCTCGCAAAAATCTTATTTAACACAATTGAAAAGTCAGTTCCTGATAAAGACTTACAAGAAAAATTAAAAGCACAATTACAAACACAATTACTACAATCTAATACAGCAGAATTACAAGCTGCAGCAAAAATTATTGAGGCAGAGGCCAAAGCGGGTTGGTTCGCATCGAGCTGGAGGCCCTTGTTAATGTATGTATTGATATTTATTTTGGTCTGGAATTATATTCTAGGACCAGTTGTAAAAATATTCACAGGAGCTGTTATCTCCTTTGAATTGCCTGGCGATGTTTGGGGTCTTCTCCAGATAGGTTTGGGCGGTTACGTCGTGGGACGCAGTGCGGAATCAGTTGCTAGAACAATAGCCAACAAACCAGCTGCGAATAAACAACAAGAAAACGGATAGGATAAAAAATGAGAAATGATTACGGAATAAGACCAAGAGACAAAATGATGAAAGGTGGAAAAGCTATGGCAAAAAATAAAAAATCAAAAAAAGCTGATATGTTAACTGCTAAAATGTCTAAAGATAAAAAAGGCAGAGCAATGTCAAAAGGTAAAAGATAATGGCTGGATTAGGTAAACAAATGAGAGGCAATGGAATTGCCAAAGTTCAAAGACAAAGTTTTAGCGAAGGAACTTTACCTGATTTTAATGAAGATGGTGAAATAACTAAAGCCGATGTTTTAATTGGTAGAGGAGTGATTAAAAAACCACAAGCAATTAAAAAACCACAAGGTAGAGGCGTGTATAAAAAAGGTGGAGAAGTTAAAGTTGGAAAAGTTATGAGAGAATTTAAAGCTGGAAAATTACATTCTGGTAAAAAAGGACCAGTTGTAAAATCTAGAAAACAAGCAATCGCTATTGCTCTTTCAGAAGCTGGTAAATCAAAGAAAAAATAATGGCTAAACTTTGCCCAAGAGGAAAAGCAGCAGCTAAAAGAAAATTTAAAGTATATCCAAGTGCATATGCTAATATGTATGCCTCTGCAGTTTGTTCTGGAAAAATAGTTCCCGGTGGACGTAAAAATAAAGCAGAAGGCGGAAGTATTTCACAACAAAGAAAAATGGTATCTAATTATAAACAAGGTGGTATTGCAAAAGGTTGTGGAGCTGTAATGGGAAATAGAAGAAAAGTTACAAAGAAGTATTAATATGGCAAATGGTCTTAGAAAATGGGTATCTGAAAAATGGGTAGATATTGGATCTAAAAGAAAAGATGGATCTTATGCTCCTTGTGGAAGATCAAAAGGAGAAAAAAGAAAAGGTTATCCAAAATGTGTACCATTAG